CAGGTATCAAACCATAATGGGGAAGTGTATGATAATCAGAATAGTTGTCATACAAGAGATCGATGATCTCTTCTTTAGTCGGTTTTGTCATAATAAAAAACGACAGTGGGCGAAGAGGGGATCGAACCCCCGACCGACTCGGTGTAAACGAGTAGCTCTACCGCTGAGCTATTCGCCCTTCTTAGTGAAGCGATACATTTCTGTACTACCCCACATAAGTTCACCTGTTTCCAAGTTTAATCCTTGGTCACAAGTATGTAGTTTGTCTTTAAAGACATGAATCTCAGAGATTACTTTATCTCCTCGATAACCCCTACATTTATCTCCAGCAAGTTGACCATGCCAACCATCACCGTCGAACTTAAAGATCATATCACAATCTTCGTGTCTTGTCCAGTCTAAATGATAGTTTTCTACTATCACTTCAGTATCAGACACTTCTACGATCTTATGATTCTTTTGGCGATATGGTGAATCGGGTCCTTCACAGCGTTTGAAGTTCATTGACTGAAAACCATCATCGTGACGTTTCCAGATAATCTCCACAGAGACCCAGTTTGTTGGGTCTGATTGTGCCTGTGATCGATTTGTCCAATGACCTAAAATGTAGTCTTCAAACTTCATAGTATTTTCTGAACCCCTCACATGGTTATTCTAAAGTCAAATGAATCTTATGTCAAGTCAATCGTCATAGATTAAACATTCGGGTTCAGATGGGTTCTGATCACAGAACAATTCAAGATATGATGGATCGTGATGATCGCCTGCTTCGATTTCTTTTTTATGATGCTCTACATATTCTTCTAATTCATGCAGTTCGCCTTCGATATGGCGGCGCATCTGGGGTGAAACTGTAGGATCGTGTAGGATTTCTTTGTCCTTCTCGATATGTTGTTCGATACTGTCCATAGTACCTCCTAATACATTAATATTTATGTTGGTTAGTTGGAGGGTCTTGGTATAGAATCTTTCAATAACAATGCCTCCGTCATCATTGTAGTGCCGACAATCTTGTGCGTCAATCCACCGATAACATATCTCCCACTATACTTTCGATCTACCTCTGTTGTAGTGTTTCTTTTGTATGTTGCAGGAATAACTACGTCTATCCCCGATCCAGCATACAGATCAAGATTACCAGGAATTGTGATCAACAATTTAATATTTTTCAATGACTCAATTCTCATCCACTGATAAGATTGAAGTTCTACTAGTTCTTCATAATTTTTCTGAGGATTATCTTGAAACTTTGGATCAAAGATTTGATTTGATAAAATAGTATATCTTGTGCGTCTTGGATAGTTAATAACATCTTGAATTGTCGTATCCATTGTTGTTATCGGATTCACCGATTTACTCTCATCAAGATGTGACATCTTTGACCACATCTCATCAATACTATATTGATATGCATCAACTGATAAATCTGTGCTCAAACCCATCTTGGATTCTGTTACAGTAACAGGATCAAAACCCATACTATATCCAGACCAAGCACCATGCCTTAGTCCAGTTAAGAAATCTCTTTCTTCAGGAAAAACTAAAGTCTCAATCTTATATTGATCACTTTCACTGGTGCCTGATTGTTTAGTAGAATAGACATAAGTGTATAACTTAGTATCTCCTGTAGAGAAGTTTGTTTCAGATTCTGATTGACTGTTAACGCTATCGATAATTTTATCAATAGACTTGAAATGATATCCTAAAGAGTTCTCATAAAAGATAAATCCATTTTGAAGAACTCCACCTTTTTTTGCTTTACGAGTAGATCTCTGTGCAATCCAGTAAATGCAGTCAAATGGTCTCCAGTTTGGAGAAACAAATTGTTGTTTGTTTGTAGATTCTTCAAGAAATACACTTTTCTTAGTGTCAATAAATCTATTGTCTTTGCGAAGAAGTTGGTCTACAATCTCAGAAGACTCAGTAGATTTAAAGATAACCTCACTATTTCCAAATACGTTGTTTATTTCATTCTTGAAAAATTCATCACTAGCACAGTTGACAATAAATGAATCTGCTGTATTGAGTCTTGTTCTTGCCTCAATATCATATGCTCTGAGATAATAAGTTCTATCAAGAATTGTTCCAGTAATTTGAATCTTGAACAATTCAGATCCAGTCATGGCACCCATAAATCCAGATCCATCATTAAAGACAAGTTTCGCTTCTATTGTTGCTGATGTAATACTTTCATAAATTTCAAGACCAGTAATAAAATCATAGATATCATCATTACCATCATCACTTTGAAGTTTTACTCCATCTCTAATAACACTAACTTTTACCTCAACATCCCCTGCTTCAGATCTTTGAATTGTCATTTCAGTATACCTCTCAAGGGATTAAGTGATGATGATAAACTAGATGCAATAGATTTTTGAGGTGCAGATCCTCCTCCGCCAACCATCATGGGTTGATTGTTAGATTGCTCCATCGCCATCTGCACTGCTGTCTGTGCTGCTTTTACTGCTTGACTATTTACTCCATTTTGCTGTGCAATAGCAGCGAGAGCAGTTTGAATCATACTTTGACTCTTCTCAGTTATTGCGCGACGAGCTTTATTTCTTTCATCTGTTTGTTTTTCCAGTTCTGTACTTGGTTGATCTGTCGCTTGGAATTTGCTTGCAGGCAATGCTCCAGGTGCCCCGCCAATAGTTAGTCCTGTAGAACTAGATGCTTTCCCTCCAGTGATTTGCGCTATTAAAGATTTTGCTTTTTCTGATAACGGAGTCTTAGCTTTAGACTTATCCATGCTAAAATCAACACTACCACGATTGCCAGTGTTAGAACCATAATCACCAGCACCAGGTCCACCACCTGTACCACCATTTTCAATTTCTGCTAACATGGTCTTAACACCTTTGTTACCAGCAGTGTTAAAGAAGTGATTCTTATATTGAACAACATTAACATTCTGAGAAGGATCATTGAATGCAGATCCAGTTCTAAAACCAGTTGCACCCATCAAATAGTTGATATTGTTTGATGCCACACCCTCTGCTTCTAAAGTGCCTCTGAGACCTGCTGGATTTCTTGCAAGTTCGATCGCTTCTTTAGCGGCATTCATATCCTCATCAGTTCTTGGTTTGTCGATAGATCCATCTCTTACAGGTTGATATTGATTACGACCCATAATGACGCCAGTTACACTCTCGTCATTTGCCATAAACATTCCAGGACCAACCTTTCCTGATTGAATCAATCCTGCTCTGTTAAGTACAGAACGAGCAACAAGTGCCATACCAAGTTTTCCTTCACCACCTGCTTCAGCAAGAACTAAACGCTGCAGAAGATTATACTCACTACTATTAATTTGACCATTATTATTTCTATCGCCCCCAGCTCCAGGACCTGCTTCATTTAGTATAGGAGGATTTTGCATACCCATAAATCTCTTCATCATCTGACGAAGTTTATCACCACCAGTTCCATCTTTATCAGAACCCTTTAACTTATGTAAGTCGGATCTTTCTCCTGTACCACCCCACCAGGTAGGACCATAATTATCATGAGGCGTTCTACCATCTTTATTTGACGCACACTCAGCGTGCGTCATAACATTTCTGATACTCACGTCACTTGGTTTCCAACCCCAAGTCTTAGCAACATTTGCTGCTTCAGCCATCATCGACTCAAGTTGCTTTGGTTTGGGTGCAAACGCATTCCAATTATAGTCTTTCATTGCTGCAACAGAAAGACCTACATTCCCTGTATTTCTATAATATGTGTGTGCAGTATGTTGATCGTATGGGAGATGCTTATACAAAGAACCATCACCCTGAACAGTGGTGTGATATGGACCATTCTTCCAGTTATATCCACTAGCAGTCCAGTGAAGATAAATTTGCTTATCTAAGTTGCCACCCTGAGACATGAACTTAGCTTCGGGTGCAAAGGCAGGCATGACATTTTTAGACATGGGATTTTTATACCCCTTTCCTGGTTTAAATCCACCTTGGGATTTTTGCAACATACCACCAAGATCAAATCCTTGACTCTTTGCTTCCTGAGTTCTTTTTTGAGTTAGGTGAGGTTGCGTTTTTGTTCCAGGAGTATTAAGAGGAATGACGAAAGCTCCCCCATTTGCCTTTCTAGCAACATACTCAGTTCCGTGTCCGATAAACGAGGTGGATCTCCCCCCGTCCAATGAGACTCTATATCCCGATTGTGGTCCACTAATAAATCCTCCTTGTGCTGCTTCTGGTACTGGTCCTCCTAAAGACCTTCTTCTAAGTGGGTTAAATCTTCTCCTTCTTCTTCTCCTACCGCCGCCTGGGGTTCCACCCCCTCCACGTCTACCGCCGCCGCCAGTAGCAAAATTGATTAATGCTTTGATGCTTTTAGCAATGTCAGTGATAATCTTGGTTGGATTTTTAAGGTATCTAAGACCAAGTACAATTGTTCCAATACCTACAAGTGCTTGCCCAAAACCCAACAATCGTTCTTGCCAAGTTGCATCATCTTTTAATAAATTATAGAGTCCTTCAATAGTATTGACAACTCCAAATTTTGCGACATCAAAAATAAACTTTACAACTTTACCAATAATATCAACAATCGTCTTTACCTTCTCTCTATTTTCTGGATTTGATAACCACTTGAGAGCAGGGATAAGAATTGCTGCTTTAAATAATCCGCTAAGAAAATTGAATAATCCCTCAAGAAAACTAGGAGTTTGAAATCCGTCCATGAGAGTGAACTTCGATTCCTGTTTTCTTTTCTTTACTTTAGTATAATCTGCTTTGAAATCAACTCTTTTTCTTTGAGCAGCATCCAACATTGCAAGTTGTGCTGCTTTTATACCACTAAGTATGCTTGCGAGGGAGTTTAACGTAGATCCAAGACGATTTGTTGCCTCTACATTTTTGTTGATGGTCTTTGCTAAAACAACAGTGTCATCTGACTTAACAGCAGAACTAGAAGGTTCTTTTACCTGTACAAACTTATAGAAATTAATTTTAGTACTTTTTTGTATAGTTGCCATTATCGCATTCTAGTCTGTAAAGATGTGGGAACTGCATTCACAACACCACCTCCATTATTTATTGCTACTGCTTGAGGAATGGGAACCAGTTTTTCCATAATCATTGGTATGGGAATAAATTCCATAGTTTGTTGCATTGCATATTGAGCAGAGACACCACCTTCTTTTAGCATCTGTTGACTTGTACCTTGCACTGCACCAAGAACTTTAGGATCAACTCCCAATTCTCCACCAATCTGACTTAAAGCAGTATTATAATCTCCTCCCATAGCACCTGTTACTGCATTATAAATTCCACTCATACCAAACTGTTTAGCAACACCACCAAGCACACCCGCAGGGTTAATACCACCACTCAAAATAGATCCTGCCATCTGCCCAATACCAGGATTAATCATACTTAAACCAGTTGTAGCAGCACCCATGAAGTTGCCACTCATTAGAGAACTGCCAATCTGACCAAGTGGACCAGACATAACACCACCCATTCCAGGAATCATACCCAGCATCGACATAGGATTGCCTGTAGCAAGTGTACTGAGACCTGCCATAATTGGAGCAGCACCAGGAATGAATGACGCAGCAGTTTGAACAAGAGGGTTACTTACAACACCACCGATTGCTTTGCCTACACCACCAACTGCTTTCTTAATACCTTTAACAACACCACCTAAGAACATTTCCTGAGGTTGAACAGGACCACCTCTTGAATACAGATCAACCATATCAATGGCTTCTTGACTGATTGTATCTTCATTAGCAACAACTTTATTTGCTTCTTGCGTATCTAAATCAAGTACGCCATCGTTTGGTTCTTTATTCTCATCTTCGTTAGTCTTACCCATGAACATATTGATCAATTCACCAATATTGGGTAACTTACTCAAAATACTATCAATATTAGTCTTCAATCCTCTTGCACCAACAGCATCAACTACTGCTTCTTCTCCCTGTTGCAATTGAGGAATGAAATCACGAACGAACATATATCCGTCCAAAAGCATCGATGCAACATTACCAGCACCTGCTGTAGCAAGACCAGCAATATCTAAGATACCAGAAGTACCTTCAATTAATGCACCAATAGAGTCACCATTTGCTGCTCTATCATAAGCAAATGCTAGGTTGACAATACCACCAATGACAGGAAGAATTGCAGCAGCACGTTTTCCTAACTTACTACCTGCTTGTGCAATATCACCAAAACTACCAATACCTTTCTTCTTAAGAATTGCACCTGCCTTATCCATTCCAGGCAGACCTTTAAGTTTATCAAACAGTGCTGTACCAATACCAGATGCTTTCTTAGCAATCGGATCGATAATACCCTTAATGGGAGCCATTATCTTCTCAAGGAAGAAGTTCTTAGCACCACTTGACAGAGCATCAAATCCGCCCTTCAGAGCACTACCAGCAGCAGTTGCCCACTTCTTACCCTTATTTGCAATTGCTTCACCCGCTTTAACAGTATTTTCCCAACCTGCTTTAGCTGCTTTTGATAAACCATTATATTGTTCACCTGCCCATGCAGGTAATCCTTTTAATCCTCTGTGAAGTGCTCCAAGACCTTTCTTTGTTAGATCAAGACCACCCTCCAGCGCACCAGTAAGAAAATTTCCAAATTGTTGTAATCTACCTGGTTTTGGTGGTGCTATTGGTTTTAATTTAAGTCTCTTCCACGCCTTCAGTGCTTTTGCTGCATCACCACCAGAATTTGATAATGCATTAGCATATGCTCTTGCAGCATCATCACCATACTCGGCAAGAATCTTCTTATATTGTTTTGCTGCTGCTTCACCAAACTCGTCAGCAATATTGCTTACAGGTGCTCTTCCCCTTGGACCATCTAAATCAGGATCTGCACCACTAGGATTTGTTTGTGTAGGTTTTAACGGTTTTTTAGGTTTTTTTGGTTTTCCGTCTGGATCTGGTACTACATCTACAACATCCTCTATAGTATCTGCAGTATCAAAAAGATCACTAACAAAATTTACTGCACTAAGAGTTAGTCCAATACCACCAATTGCTAGAGCAATCTTTCCAAATGCTTCTAAACGTTCTTCAAAGGTTGACTCTTTACCAAAAATAAAGTCAAGACCAGTTCCAATGGCATTGCCAATTGCCTTGCCAAATCCTACTAACTTATCAAAGACAAATTTTGCCTTTTCAAAAAATTCTTTTAATTTTACTTTATTATCTTCATCAGCCGCCCACTCAAGGACTGCTTTTGTTATAGCAAGTCCGCCAAGTTGTAATAAAAAATTACCAATGGGTGCTAAAAACTTTTCTATCCAACTAAGACTACCCTTAGCAACCCTTTTTAATTTTGATCCTGGTTTTTTCTTTACTTTGCCTAACGCAGGAGATTGTTCGACTGCTTGTTCAGTGGCAGCATCTGCTACTCTTCTTTCTCTACGTCGTTCTGCTTTTGCTCTTGCATTATCATCCTTTATCTGAGCAATAGCAATTTTTTCTAAATCTTCAAAAATCTTTCCAATAGAAGTAACCGTACTTCCTATTCTATTGGTTGCTAATACTTGTGAACGAGCAGCAGTGACTGCTGGACTAGCACTCGCTGCTGTTCCAGGATTTACAAATTTATAGACTTGTAATTTAGCCACTTGCTGCTTGTTGCTCCTTCATGCGACGTTCTTCTTCTTTTAGGAATTGCACTAACATATTCACATAAATTTCTTTTTCCCAAGGCATCAAATTATCGATGTGTTCGATATTCCATTTGTGGTGATGCATTAGTGCAAAGTTGCCCTCATAATAAGAACGGAGACTATTGTGAAGGAGAGCTACGCGAAAAAACTCGCTAGACCCTCAAGAACTACTTCACTCTCAACACCAGTATTGGGATTTGTTACCTTAATAGTATGAGATAGTTTAGGCATTTTTTCAAAAAACTCTTGAATCATCAAGAACTGCTTACTACTAAGTTGTTCAAAGAATTCAACAATTTCTTTTTTGGGAATATTAGAGCAATCATATACCTGATTAGTGTCAGAGATTGTTTCTACACAACTTGCTGCCATATCAAATACTTGATCAACTTGATTCCCATCTTCGCCAAAGTTCATTTGAACAAATGTCTGAAGACTGGGATATCCCATAGTAACAGCAACTTCATCAGAAAGTTTAATATCTTTCTTATGTCCTCTAGTTTTTACAACTTTAATTTCATCAAGAGGAATAGAAACCTTAACTTCAGTTTCTTCATCATCAGGGCAGGTAATCATAATATCTACACTTTCACCAACAGATTTTGTGCGAATCTGTAAGAATAAGTATTCAATATCAAATGTAGAGAGGTTATCGACATCTTTGACGTCTGTACACTCTTTAATAATATCTTTAATTGCAGTTACAATACCATCTTGTTCACCAGTTTCTGTTGCCAGAAGAAGAATCTTTTCTTCTTTAACAAGGAATGGTCTAAAATTTACCGTTCTGTTATCAGAAGGTAGTTTCAATTTGTACTTAGGTACATTTAACTTAGGCAATGCCATGAAATTTATATTTCAATTCAGTAATTTTATTTATGTAGTTATTAGACAACCGTGTTCCTATCTGTACTAGGATCTGTAAAGTTGTCACTATTCGCAGGAACAGTAATACCACCAAGTGTACCTGCATCATCAAATTGATCTTGAGTGAAGAAGCGGTATCTCTCATAATAGAAACCAACGGATAATGACATCAGTTTAGCTTTATCATTGTCCAATTGCACCGATCCGATATTATATGGATATAAATTCCGTAGTTCCCAAGCAGCAGTTAATTGATATTTTTTTGCATATAACTGGTTTGCTGTTCCACTCTCCCTTAATGCACGAATCATTGTAGGGTCACTGATTACAGAATCTCCACCACCTCTTTCCCACTTATAGACATACATTTGTGGGCAAACATAGTCATCATAATATCTGGTGTATTGCTCACTATCACTTGCCATCAGAGTAGTCCATCTCTCAAAGAAATTTCTTGAATATTGAGATCTGGGCATTGTAAAATTAATGTTGATCTGACTATATGCAGTATTTGTTGCATACTTGAATGGTGCTCCAACGTAAGGAGTCTGACCAGTAGTAATTTGTTTACTTGGTAAATTGACGCTGGTGGCATAATAATCCAACATCCAATCTAGATCAGTGGTTTCAACTTGCAGATTGCTACCTGCCATCCCTTCAGATCCCTGCCTCATCATGGGTGGGGTTGCAATTCTCACTGAAAAGAGATTTGTTGTACTAGGATTATTATCCCTTCCCTTTGTATTGGCAAGGAATTCCTGAAAAGAATTATATCTAGCTCCTTGGGGATTTGGAATTGCCATTAGACCTTAAGTTCCTTTTCTGTAATTAACATAAACTCCCAACCATTATCAACACAAAATTCAGTTGCTGCTTTCCACTTTGCTTGATTGACAGCATATGTCACAACTTCATTAATATATCGTTTAGTGTGTCTCTTTTGAGTCTTGGGTTCTTTAGTTTGTTTGTATGGTTTTACTTCGACCAAGTATTTCCTTTTTCCAATCTTGACATAGAAATCTGGAAAATATCTATGCCTTTTTCCATCAACAGGTGAAGTGTATGGAATAATTATCTCTTCACTCCCCCATTCAGATACCGTAGGGGTAATATCACACCATTTCATAAATTTATACTCCCATGAGGAGCGGTAAATCACGTTATTAGGGTCACCTTTATACTTCCTTGGAAAGGAAACACGGTACTTACCTTGATATCTCATAAATACATAGAGGTCACATAGTATTTAGGTGTTATTTTGACAGTATACCGTTACCCACTAAATCCACCTGTCACAGGTAGTACTGCAGTAGAAAATCCTACGCAGATGGTGGACTATGTGATGTTTCAAAGAAAAAGAATTAATTATGATGATAAAAATGGATCAAATTACTATGGACTAAATGTTCCTAATAATACGGTAGCAACTGAAAACAATAAGGCGCGTGTATACATCGCAATGCCGCAAGATCTTCAAACTGCTTATCAACCAACATATCGTAAAGTTGATATGGGCGTCATTGGAATGGGAATGGCAGAAGGTCTATCATCGTCTGATCTTGACGGTGTTGTTACTGCTTTACAAAATGCAGCAGGAGCAGCAATTCCAGAACTTACAATGGGAGCACTATCACAAGCTGCCCAAGGTGCTGCTCAAATGCTAGGTTTAGCAGGCAATGCGGATGCAAACGCTATACTAGCATTAACTAAAGGAAAAGTCTTTAACCCATATTCTGAACAATTATTCAGCAATATGCAGTTTAGATCTCATAATTTCTCCTTTAAAATGTTCGCTCGTAGCGAAAGAGAATCACAAGAAATCAATAATATTATCAAATATCTGAAACAGGGTTCTCTACCCATATATGGCGATTCTGATACTGGAAAGGCAGCTCGCTTTTTTGAAGTTCCTGATAAATTTGACATTAAGTTTGTTCGTTTAGATCCTAGTTCAGGTACATTAAGTGATAGCGAGGATCTTCATTATAAAATTCACACATCTGTATGTACAGGTGTTAGTGTAAACTATACTCCAGATGGTCAATATAATGCTATCAAGAATAATAATCTTGGTACAGGAGATGATAAACCATTACAAGTTCCTGTAGTTTCGGTTAATGTTAGATTTACAGAAACTCAACTTGTAACTCAGCAACAAATTAAAGAAGGATACTAAAAATGGCAGGATATTTTTCTTATTTTCCAAATGTTTATGTTGGAGAAGGTGTTTCAGATGATGAAAACTTTAAGTATCGTCTGGTAAAAAATATTTTTAGAAGAGTCAAAGCAAGACCCGATTTAAGTGAATATTCTACATTATTTGAAGCATATTCAATTGGACCAGGTGAGACTCCTCCAATTCTTGCTGAAAAATTGTTTGATGATCCATTTGTAGATTGGGCAATCTTACTAATTAACGATATCATTGATGTATATGAACAGTGGCCAAAAAGTAGAGATCAATTAGAACGATACGTATCTGAAAAATATACTGCTGATAAAGTAGATGCAACTCATCATTGGGAAACAAACGAAATCTTATATAATGATATTGTCTTTATAAAGGAGGGTATTGAAGTTAATGAAAATTGGAGAACTGTATTGCCCGATGGAACAACTAAAACTAAAGATGAATCAATCTATGAAGTAACTAACTGGGAACATGAATATTTCAAAAATGAAGAGAAAAGGCAAATTTTAATTCCAATTGGCAATATGCTACAAATTATGATTGAAGAATTTGAAGAGTTAGTTGCATATGAACCTCATATTGAATTGGATAAATCAAACAACAAACAAACCAAATTAAATATTGCATCTAGATTCTTGAACAACACTGGTTCTGTTTCCTTTGCAAGTTTGATTGAATCTCAATTCAATAGTTCTGCAGCAGACATTACTTTCAATGATGGACCCTCTGCTAGTGCTGGAGTATCGAGTGACCCCGCTCCAACAACCACCACAACAACCACCAGCACGGCAGCAGCAACAACTACAAGCACTACAACACCTACTCCGACACCAACACCAACACCCACTCCAAGTCCTACACCTACTCCGAGTCCTTCTCCAAGCGGAGGTGGGTATGGAGGATATTGATCCCAGCGACTTTTATAATTTAGACATAACAAAAGACGGACTTGCATTAATATACAGGTCCGTCTGTTTTCATTTGGATAAATGGCCTGGAGGGCATCCAGACGAGCAAGTTGCACTACAGCAACTAAAAGATAACTTGTTTCGTATTATTCTTGAAAAAACCTTAGAGGCGTAATTTTTGGCGGGGATTTTTTTTCGACTTTTTGGGAATCAAAAGTTGAATTTCGTTTTAACCCCCATCAACTTGACACCCTACCATCGCACCACTGACAACACCTAGAGGAATTGACCAAATCCAATTGTCTTTGGTAGCTAACACTCCTCCTGCACTACCACCAGCAATGCCACCGAGGATAGAACCCTCAATGCAGGAGTTGTCATCAACGTCTTTATGTTTGGTGTCTTTAGTTTTGTTGGGAACATGTTTATCATAACGATAAACTCTGTTGTTGCAAGGAACTTTTACTCGCTCTTTGGATGTCACCACATATCCAGGAGACCTACTTGTACCAGGAATATATTGTTCACTGTACTCAGTTCGATAACATTTTTCTTCGTGAGCATATCCTCGTTGAGATGAATATGCCTGGCGATTACTACGATCACCACTGAAACGAGGACCACCTGCATGAGCAGGCAGTGTAGTAAGAATCATCAAAGCAGCGAGTGCAAGTTTCATTGGTCTTCAATCAGTTTGACTTTGTATATAGTGGTCTTTGCTTGCTTCTTTGCGAAGTGCAAATCCATTCTCTTTTTTGCATAGTATAGAGCAACCAGAACGATAATAAACTGGATGCCCTCTTCCCAACTCATATTCCATGCTTCCACGAGATTGAGTTGGGCTTGGGCAAACAGGTTCATTCTTTAGTATCTCCCTTCTTATTGAATCCAAAGGGACCGATCTTATCTTTTACTCGGTCCTTCAACACTGCACCAGTAAGTGCTTCCATAACTTTCAGAACGTCCTCTGCTTTGTGAGGACCAGGACCCATACGCTCGGCAGCGTAATCGTATTTCTGAAAGAACTCGTTAGAAACGAGTTTATAATCTTCAACAGTGATAGGTTCCATCATCAATCTTCTTCAGCGAGTTTGGCAAAGTAAGACAGGGTGTCATCTTCATCCTCTACAGGGGAAGCAGCAACTGCCTTCTCACGGAAGTCAGACACCTCTTGACCCCATCCCTTACTGGAGGGAGTAATGTCAGCATCATTAAATCCACCAACAGGGGAATCAAAGACTGCTTCGTCTTGCTCATCAACACGAGGAGCAGGAGCAGCACCCCTACCAAGCACCAGATTCAGACGTGCTTGCAGTTGCTCGTAGGACTTGAAGTTCTTGGCGTCTTCAAACTCTGCGAGAGAGTATCCTTCCTTCCAAATGCCTTCGAGTTTGTCATCATCGAATCCACCAAGCACACCAGGTGCAGCAAATTCAGACTTGTCGTAGTTCCAGTAACCATCTACCTTGCGGATCTTCAGTTTGAAGTCAGCACCCTTCCAGAAGTTGAAAGGATCGACAGGAGTCTCGTCAGCAAATGCAGG